GGCTCGAAGAGCATATTGCGGACTACATTTACTGCTTTCGTAGTACCAAGGATTATCTCTTTTAACGATAGCAACTAACCATTTATGTAAATCAATAGCTGAAGGGAATTTAATTTTCTCATCAGGATTGATTTTATTATGGTCAAGAATCTGTTTAGTTAGAGCTAACCCCTAATTCCATGCGTGTCTAGCTACTCCAGCATTCTGGGCTAGGAGAGTTAGTTAGGTTTTATTAGGGTTAATTTCAGTTTTAAATCCTAATAGCAAGGCATTAAAGGGGTTGCAATAACTAAAGTATAACAGAGGGTAAACAGGATGTCAAGGGGGTTGAGAAAAATCTTTTAGACTTTAACCCTAGTATAAAACTACCGTAAATGTTAATGAATGTTAACAAATGCGGGTCTAAGTCAATTAGGTAGTGTCATCCCAGTCAAAAGCATTTTCCACTACATTTAAATCCTCATCGTACTCTCGATTAAAGGTGTAATCGTCGTAGGGATGCCACTGAGCCAGTTCTTTAAGGCTTTCGTCTAAAACTGTGGACATATTTGTAAGCCCACTGCCTTCGTCTTTGGTCAGCCCACACACGATAAATGTGGGCTTGTCTTGGTGTAATCATTCCTTGTTTCTTTTTTTATCTGCAAGGATGGCCGCAAAAAGGTCAAAAGCATCTCGATTACAAAGTGCTAATGTCAGTAACTGTTCTGCGCTATATTTCTTGAAAAGACAAAAATTAGAACTTACGATATTTAGAGCTGTAACTTGTCTTTCTAAACTCCAATCTTTCATTAACTCTTCTTGGCGATTCATTATTTTACTCCTTATTACAAGCTATTTTTTACAAAATTGAAGATAATGGAATATGTCGTCAGATTCCTTATTTAATTTACGAACCCCAGTTTCAAGAATAGCTATTTCGCTATAATCCAACCACTTTCCGTATCCAGATCATTCTTTTTCACGACCTATATGTTCTGCCAGTTCAAGCTTGGAATGACGCCACGCTATTCTAACTTTTTGTGTTTTGCGTGACTCTTCTAATAAATTATTACGACCCATTAGCATTTTTTCATTACTTCTTACTTGTTTGCTGTTGTCCATTTGATTTGTCTCCTTATGTGTTTTGCTTACTCTTTATAGGAGTTCTTTGTGCGATTAACTCTAATATACCCTGCATTCCTAACCCGTGAGAGTTAGATTGTGCCACTATCCCAATTGCCCCAAATCCAATCATCGAATTTTTTACAAAGCCTCGATTCTGATTCTTGATCGATTGTATCTAGAAAAGAGCATGAGTATTTTTTCCAAAATCCAAAGTTTTGTTATCTCATAAAACTTAATGCTTGTTTAAAAGCTTCTTCTTTAGTTTCATGCTTCGAGATAAATTCATTGTTCCAAAAAAACTGAATTGTCATAATTTCTCCTGTTGTTTTGTCCATACTTTAATCTAATTACCTCGCCCTATATCGTGGTTAATTAAATGTGACATTATCTCAACTGTCACACCTCCTGAAAATAGATACGATAACCCTGAGTCTGTTGCTTACCCTGTAATCCATCCACCGCCCCAGCAATCGGCTGAAACTGAAGCACCCTGAACCGCATCACCGGCACACCAGGGATGTGCCTATCAACGCACTCCACCAACTTATACTTAAATAGAGCCAGTCTTTACAAAAGAAAAAACGGGCAAATAATAATGGCTTTTTCGGATGACACCAATCTAACCCAAAAAGGCGATCAATATGCTGACCTCTATCGGCTACAAGGGAATAAGTTCATCAGAGAAGGCGAGAAAAAAGGAGCCTACTATCCAGTGATTAACCCAAACAGTAGCGACAATGCTCCCATCTGCTTTATCGGCTATTACGATTAATCCCCCAACCCTGAATAGTTTTGTCTTTCTAACCTGGTTATCTCTTTAAGTAGACTCTTTCTTTCCTCAATAAGTTTTTGGTTCTCGCTTAAAAGCCTATCTATTTCAGCTTTTAACTTTTCCTTTTCTTTAAAATTATTCATTGTATGTAACCTTCATTAATTTTTACACTTGGATTTGATTCTTGGTAACTGCCATTACTTTTGATAAAAGATAAAGCAAGTTTATAAACATTACCAATTTTAACATAGCTTTCAATAATTTGAAGCGTTATGTCCACAATAGGAATTTGCCCAATTTCTATTGTTGCCTCATCAAATAAACGCCGTGAAGCCATTTTATTATTCCCCCAAAAAAAGAGAGCCTGAAACAGTTTGATTTCCTGCCCCTGGACTTAAAATACCAGATAAACAGGTACTTGGGAGAATTGTAGATAAACTCCCGACAAATCCCCCACTACTCACAGCATCGAAAGCGACGGTTTCGTTGTTTAAGGCAATCATGGACAAAGGCTTAAATAAAATCACTCCAAAATTACCAGCCGTACCAGTTGAACTGGATAGAGTGACCGACTTCACTGATTGCACACCGGTATCTCCTGACGCTAAAGGCATCAAAAATATTCTAGCCACATTTCGATCAGCCCCAATATTAGTAGAAAAAGATGCCAAAGGACTAGTTCGCTCTGATATACCATTTTGATTAGTATAATTAATCGAAACTGTAGTGGATGCACTTCCTATAGCTACCCAAGTAATTAAGCCAGCAAATACCCCTTCACCAGAAAAATATCTGGTTAAAGGTGCTGTTGGCAACCCCGTGGTTTGTTCTGTGGTCAAAATTGCACTTAGCCCACCAGATACATTAAGCAAATCTACCACGATCAAGCTTCCCAGTCCTCCAGATTGAATCTGTCCTCCCAGCAGAAAGAAATTACTTGTGCCTAATGGATTCGATTGATTATTTATTGCATACAGACTGGTATTGTCTAAGGCAATACTTGAAGAAGGCGTAGAAGGCACAATCGGAAAAAACCTAGACATTAAGGTTAATCTGCCCGGACTTGTCGGCTGTGTTAAATTGTATTGGAAAGTTACTTCATTTTGCAAAGATATTTGGCTAAGATAATCTTCATAATTATTAATAGGCATTTTTACTTCTCCACAAAAGCCAAACATCCAAAAATATCTGGAGCAGTTGCCGCTCCAGCCCTAAACATATATGAGAGGCAGGCGTTCGGGTGAATCGACGGAATCCCTGGCAATCCCGTCGTATAGTCTCGCCAGCCCATTAGCCCTGACAAAGCTATAGACTGCCAAGACAACGCTTGGACAAGAATAATTCCAAAATTACCAGCCGTACCCGTTGAACTGGATAGAGCAATTTTTTCAATTGCTCTGATTCCCGTATCTCCTAATGCCAAAGGTATTCTTTGCATTCTACTACTTTCTCTAAATCCAGTCCCTCCAATATTAATAGTGGATACTTTTCCTGGTTCACCCGCTTGATTTGTGTAAGTCATGGTCAGCGTAGTGCTGGTTGAGCCAATCTGTAATTGTCCGGGTCTCTAGCCAGAACAAAAATCGCTGGTTCTTCCTTTTGCAGGACTACTATCGTCGGCTGATTCACACCAAAACCTCCGTTACTCTATCGCTCACCTCAATCAGCCCTTCAAAAGGCGTAAAAATTCGCTCGAAATCCTCTGGATGCCGTATCTTAATATCGTACTCCCATCGATGTCGTCCGACCACAATCGCTTGACCAGCACTCGGTGACTTAGTTGGGGGCAAAGCTAAAGCAACTGAAGCTCGAAGGAATGGGACAATTCGTGTGCATTCCGTCGCCACCCCTTCAATCGGAATGATGATCGGAATCATCGGCTCAAAATTAAAAGCTCCGTAAAGTTCACCCCCTGCCTTTTTGCGAATCTCCCCAAAAATATTCCAGCTAGTAAAATCGCCCTCAATAGCAAAAGTGCGCCGCCGCCATTCACTGCCACGCTCTACCTTCAAATCACCAACTAAATCAAATCTAACCGGTCTCATGTCTTCCCTCCTTTCTATATTGGTTTGAGCGAAATGTCAAGAGGCTTAATATCTTGGTACATAGATTTAGGTTTGAAAGGGATAGTTAAGGGCGAAATATTAGTGGACATGAAGGAAAGGCTCTCCGTATAGTTTTAACAATACTTTAAGGGCAACAGCTTTGACAACTGGAACGGCAACAGAATTACCAAATTGTTTATAGGCTTGTGTGTCAGACACTACAATTTGAAAAGAATCTGGAAATCCTTGCAATCTTGCCCATTCACGAGGGGTCAAAAAGCGAATAAAACGACTATTTTTTTCTGGGGGATAATTAGAAGGATGATTAATATCTTGAATAAGATTGCGCTCTCTCCCCTGACCACCAACCATTATAGCATTAGAGCAATCCCCCTTGTCAAGTATTTCGTAACCAAAGTTGTTACCTAATTCTAAATGGCGTGCTTTGTGAGCCTGTAAGCTTTGCCAATAACCTTCGTTTAGGTAGTATTTCAAATCAACGGGTTCCGTCTCTAAAATGAAACGAAGGTGAGGGTTACTGGTTACGGGAGTGGGATAGGTAAACCATTTATATTTACAAGAAGCTTGAACGCTAGGTTCAAAACCTACAATAAAAACACGAGGGCGATTTTGAGGTACTGAAAAATTGCGGGCATTCAAGATTTCTGGTTCAGGGACAAAATAGCCCAACTCATCTCTTAAGATGGACAAAATAGTTTTTAAAGTTTTTCCCCGTTCAATAGAGACTAAACCTTTAACATTTTCCAAAATAAAGGCTTTAGGTCTTTTAGCCTTTAAAACTTTGACAATATCAAAAAACAGATTACCCCGTTTATCTTGAAATCCTAACCTTTTACCAGCCATTGAAAAAGGTTGACATGGGAACCCCGCAGTCAGTATATCAAAATCAGGAATAGTTTCAGGGTTTAAATCCCGAATGTCTAAGTTATCGAAAGTCTTGTCAAAATTTGCAAAATACGTTTTTTGACAAAACTTGTCTATTTCCGAACTAAATACACACTCACCACCCAAACTACTCAAAGCAAGACGAAAACCGCCAATTCCTGCAAATAAGTCGATAAACTTGAAACTATTTGAAATCATAAAGCCTCCTATTAGCTATTTTAGAAAATTTACTGAACGACCAAATGCTTACCTAAACCTAAATATTCTTCAATTTGTTTTTTGCATTCACCATAATTTTGTCGACGGGGAGAAGGTAGCGTGAACCAATTGAGGTAGTCTTGCTGACTGTAAGGCAAAACTCTGAATCGGGAGTAATAAGGACTCAATTTTGCCCAAATATAAGGCGTTTTTAAAGGCTTATTACATTCTCGCAAAACTTCGGTTTCGGAGTTAGGTAAACGTTCCCACTGGGTTAAAACAACACTTTTAGAGGGGATTTTAGCAAAGTGATTGACTAAGCCGTTTAACCCTTTGAACCCTGTGCTTGCCACTTTCTCTTTTAATAAGATACGGGCTATGTCTTCCCATTTTTTAATCTTATAACCGTTGGGAAGCTGAAACGCATATAAATCCCAAGTTAAAGTGACAAAAAGTGGGTTACTAGCACTCTCACTATTTCTTCTTTTGGATTCAATATTTATTAATCGATGCTTCATGTCAAGATTGAAACAAATCAAATCCCTAAATTTAAGTTCCTTAGAGATTTTATTCTCTAATTGCAAAATGTGACCATTTGACTCTAAGACCCACAAAAGAGAATGCCCTACCCAGTCTCTGTGCCAGTCTACCTCTTTGCAAGATAGCATTGGCAAATTCTTAAAGTCAAAAGAATAGATTTCTTTTGATTCTATATTTGATGCTTCACTAAAAACTGACTTATCAAGGGATAATTCTTCGTACAATTCTAGCAAGCTTGGAGTAACTAAATTCCCCAAATCTACAAAAGCTTTTTTTGTTGGCATGACGATTTATTTCTCTAACTTTTCTCTATTAAAACAGATTTTTAAAAGTTTGTCAAGCATTTCACCTATGGTATATCTGTACTAGGACAATTAAAGCATTTAGGACATATATATCGTAGTATTCAAAAATCTAAACCATTGTCTAAAAAGCAAAACGAATATCGGAAATTATTTAACAATTGGAAAAAATCAAATGTAGGTAAAACAGGAATTGATTTCCTGAAGAAAAAACAACGGTTTATGTGTCCAAACTGTTTCAATAATTTGAACAATGGGTATCATGTTCATCATTTAATACCCATATCCAAATTAGAAGAGCAAACTAAATTTTTAGCCATTGACTTAAAGAATTTAGTTTTGCTCTGTCCTAGTTGCAATTTGGCACAAGGAAATAAGATTGATACTCGATTTGACGACTAAGACTTAATAGATTCCCAAAATGTGGGCGTTACAGTGTCTAAAAAAACCATAGAACGTTCGCCGTTTTCTTTTTCCAAATCTGTTTTTATCTTTTCAATCATCTCAGAGATTAAAGAAGAATATTCGTCCATAGCCTCTTTTAGACTAATATAAGGTTTCGTGGTGATAACAACATTAGCAAACACGGCAAACTGCTTAGTATCACCTACGATTTTGGTTTTGACTATAAATTTGATGGTTAGCGTGGCATTGATTGTATTCATCGAAAAATTAGGGGTTGTAGTACGTTTCGCATCTAGAATTTATTTTAGCAGGGTTGAAGGTAAATCAATCTATTGAGCTACTAAAAAATGTACTATTTGGTCTGAAATCAATAAGATTTAGTTATATCAAGGGTTTTAACGTTTTTAAGTTAAAAAAAAAAAAAAATGCTATTTAAAAATCAATAAAACCCAGTCATAGTATGGTTTTGACCCGTTTGTACTGTGTAGTAGGGGGGATAACTTTATTTTTTTTTTTATCCCTTGCCCCCTTAATCATCGCATTAGTGGTTCCAAATTTAAACACAGCCTTTTCTTTCCTTTCAGAGCGGGTGCATAATCCAGCCTTCCTTGCACTTCAGAGTAGGTTATGATACTTTTACCATTAAACTAATTTGTAATGGTCTAAGGGGTAAAAATGGGTAAATGGGTGAATGTGTGCTAAATATTTAAAATATATATATTTAAATTTTGATAGGTTGATTTGTGAATACCCTAGAATTAAAGTATCCTAGTATCCTATCCCCCACTCTATTTTTTTTTTGCTATGTATCTATCATAGCATGGGAATAAACAAAATGTAAAGAGTTAGTGGAAAAAAAATTTTTTTTTAAGGGTAAAGGGGAGGGGGTGGAAATTTTTGTAACTTTAAACTGCGATGATTAATGAGGTGGGATAAAAAAAAAAAAAATAAAGTTATCCCCCCTACTACATAGTACAAATGGGTCAAAGCCATACTACGACTGGGCTTTATTGATTTTAAAATGGTGTTTTTTAAAGTCTAAAATGTTAAAACCCTTGATATGCTTGAGTTTTATTGATTTTGAGGATAATAGTACAGGTTTAAGTGTGAGTAAAAAAAAAAAATTCTTCCAATTTATTGTAGGAAGACTAGAGCAATAGGAGCAAAACGAGCGACTAAATCTTAAAATTCTAGCAATAGAAAAGCTTGAAGGAGAGCTAATATCAAGAAATCTATTTTCGTCTATTGTAGAATTAAATCTCGTCCGTTGAAGTGACTTTTGTTATCAAAGTTAAGACGTTTCCAAATATCTTCTCTCAAAAATATTTTAAACCGAATTGCTGTTAGTGTCCGAGCATCACAAGCTTGAACAAACTGAAATAAACCAGTGAGAGCTTGTAGACGAATATCTTCTTTCCCCTGGAAATCTTCATCTAAATCATCATAAAGAAACCAAAGAGTCTGTTGCTCTTTTAATTGTTTCTGATTAAATAGAACTAAAGCATCTATAATCAGGAGAGTCAAATTTCGATCTGTTGCTAATTGAACTAAAGCTTGAGTATGTTCCGATTGCCAATTTTCCGAGGGTAATCCTTGAAAAATTTGTTTAATTGCCTGAAATTTTGCCCCCTGTTTACCTTTAATAAAGATACTATTTTTAAATTTTCTGAACACATTTATCAGCAAATAAGCTCGCCAAACTGCTTCCCAAGTACCTTGTTTTTGTAGCAATTCTTGATTTATATACTGTAATTCATTCCGAGATAGACGACTATTATTATAGCTACCATGACCAGATAATAAAGTCACATTATCTAGACTACAATAGGCTAATTTTCGTGCCTCAGACTCCTGCTGGAGTAGTAACAAATAAAGTGCTGTCTTTCCCGTTCCCTTACGACCTCTGATAAGACAAGTTGTTTGGTCAAGAAATTTATCAAAGTTAGCAGTTTTCTGAAATAAAAGACTAATATCTGACATAGTTGATTTTCTTTAACTTTAGAGGACAAAGCTAGTATAGCACAAAGAAAAAAATGTCAAGCCAAAACTAAGATTAAAATTTAAACAAAAAAAAATCTTCCAATTTATTGTAGGAAGACTAGAGCAATAGCTGTACACAAACAAGTAACCACAACCGTTAAATTTAAATTTATCGCTTTATTTATATCTTTATAATAACAGATGTGATTGAAAGTTGCAAGTGGTCTAGGATTAATAATTCTTATAATACGCATAAGAAAAACTTATAACTTAAGGTCTTAAAAAAGCCCTCTAATTTAAAGAAGGCAAAAAATTAAAAATTCAAACTAACTAACTAAAAAAAGCTTTGATAGCATCAATTACTTCAGGGTCATCTTCTGGGTAGCAAGCAACATTTCGTTGTTGTCCGTTAACTAATCGTTCTTCTTGTTGGGCAAGATGTTCACAAGTTTTTTTGACAAATTTCCTTAAAGAAGAACGATTTTTCAAGTTAACAGGTAAACCCAAAGATTCAGCAATTTCGGCGACCCCTTTTAATTTAACACCAGTTAAGCTATTACTGGCTGGCATTAAATCAGAAATAGCGTGGTCTATCAAAAACTGTGCCAATCGGGGGTTGTTTTCAGAAATCAGATTTTGGATTTCAGCGACCGCTTTAGCTACCTTCACAGCTTTTTCTTCACTAGGAAGTTGAGGCTGGGTAGTTTGCGGTGGAGATTGAACAGAATAGCTACCAGTTTTGCGAATAGCGGTAAGGACTACCTGTACTACCCAATCTTGAAATGGTTCTGCTTGAGGTTTGCGGCTGGTTAACACTAAACGATAAAGTCCAGACTCTGAAATGATTGCCATTTCTTGGTTTCCACCGAGGGTAAGCACACTGTGCAGACCCTTTTCATAGTCTTTTAAACGAGATAGAACTTTAGAAATGCTAGGTTGTTCTAGTACATCACAAATATCCTTGGCGACAAACCACGGTTCACCGCCGATAAGGACTACTCGGATTTCTTTGGTATCAAATTGAAACGCTACAAGACTATTAGGCATAGTTTAAAACCTCTAGAGAATAAAGTTAGTATAGCACAAAGAAAAAAATGTCAACCTAAAACTAAGATTAAATTTTAAACAAAAAAAAAATCTTCCAATTTATTGTAGGAAGACTAGAGCAATAGCTGTACACAAACAAGTAACCACAACCTTTAAATTTAGATTTATCGCTTTGTTTATATCTTTATATAAACAGATGTAATTGAAAGTTACAAGTGGTTTAGGATTATTAATTCTTATAGTACACATAAGAAAAGCTTATAGTGTAGGTCATAAAAAAGCCCTCTAATTTAAATAAGGGTAAAAATTTTAAATTTAAACTAACTAGCTAAAACCTGAGATAATTTGTAACATGGTTTTGAAGTTTTGTTTAGTTCATAAAGTGCCGCCTTTTGGGTGTGGGTTTATCTTAATATATCTAGTCCTCGATTTCTGATTCTTTGAGCAAGGTCTTTGTTTAATATCCTTGATTCTTTAATCACAGAAATCTGATTGCTTGGCCAGTATTCTAGCAAGAAATCTACAACCTCAATAGAAGTTGTGTGTATTCTAGCATCTTTGCTGTACCTTTCTAATAATCGGTAAAAAAGGAATAGTCCACTAAGCGAGTCTTTTTCAATTATTGAAAATGCTATTTTAATCGATGTACTGCTAAGAGGACAGTGTTTTAAGAGTTGACATAGTTTTGTTTCCTCTAGTTGCCAGTAGGTAAAAAAATCCAAAACATTAGATATTACTGGGTAGTCGCTTATAATTATGAAGTGAGATAATAAGGTATCAATTGAATCTAAGGACTCACACATTCCGATAGTAGCAACTGAAAATCCCTCTAGTTTATATCCTGAGATGATTTGTAGCATGGTTTTGAAGTTTTGAAGTTTTGTTTATTCTTTATAGTTATTGAGAGGTTCCCAAAAATAAATCTCTCTTATTGATTTATTGTTTTTAAGTATTAGCTTCTGCCAACAGTAGAAGCTATAAAAAAAGTTATCCCACCCACGGGGAACATCAACAAAAATACTATCTAAAATGATAAGTAAATACCTTTCGATAAGATTGCGTATTGTTAAGATTAAAGAGCGTGGTTTTATTCCCATTTCTTTTAGTTCTGCTTTGGTTAGTTTCTTTCTTAGAAATTGAATAATTTTTTTAGCTAGTTGTGTTTGATTCATCGAAAAATTGGGTCTATCGCTTTGTTTATATCTTTATAATAACAGATGTGATTGAAAGTTGCAACTGACCTAGAATTAATAATTCTTATAATACACATAAGAAAAACTTATAACTTAAGGTCATAAAAAGCCCTCTAATTTAAAGAAGGCTAAATATTAAAAACTCAAACTAACTAGCTAAAAAAAGCTTTGATAGCATCAATAACTTTAGGGTCATCTTCTGGGTAGCAAGCAACAGTTAGTTGCTGTCCATTAACCAATCGTTCTTCCTGTTGAGCAAGATGTTCACAAGATTTTTTGACAAACTTGCCTAATAAAGAAGGATTTTTAAGGTTGACAGCCAAACCCAAAGATTCAGCAATTTCTGCAACGCCTTTTAATTTAGAGCCTGTTAAGCTATTACTAGCAGGCATAACTTCTGAAATTGCTAAATCGATTAGAAATTGTGCCAAACGGGGGTTGTTGTCAGAAAGGTTGTTTTGGATTTGAACAATCGATTCCGCAATTTCTTCAGCTAATTTGTGAGCGGGAAGTCGCAATTGGGTAGTTTGCGGTTGTGATTGAACCGAATAGCTACCAGTTTTATGGATAGAGGGGAGAACATCCTGTACTACCCAATCCTGAAAGTTCCGCTTGAGAGGATAACACCAGCCAGCAAACTCAATGGCTACTTCTTCAATAGCCCAAGTACCCCGTTTTGACGTTGCACCACTTTGTATAGTTTCAAAGAGTTTGAATCCCCTATCAGACCCTAAGCTAGTCAGGAACTTTTTTGTGGATTCCAGTTCTTTCCACTCCCAAAAGAATTTTCCGCACGCACGACCAATATCTGTTAGGCTAACCCAAATCACACCATCACGATTTTCAATACGAATCCCACCAGCATTAGGGTAGTATTCTAAAAATAAAGATTGAGACATAGCGTTTACACACACATTTATTTATTTGGGCATTTTTAGTATAGCACAAAGAAAAAAAATGTCAACCCTGTCTTGTCACGGTCATCAAGAGTTACATCAATTTGATTTTGCGAGAAAAACTGGTTAATGTCGCCAATCGTCCAAGTATCTACTCCCTCAGTTCGCACCCACTGCTACCCCAGCATAAAGAAGGCAAAAAAAAAGTCTTCTTAATTTCTAAAAAGACTAGCTTGAATTAACTATCCTATGTTCAATCTTTTTGTTTTAGCAAGAAATTGTTGCTGATAACTTTAAAACTGGTGTAGGAATTTTCAAAGTTTCTGAGAACCAGACCCTCACGAGTAGTATTAGGATGAACAAGGGAGTGACCGGTGGAAAAAGCGATTAAAGTATCAAGGGAAGAAGGTAGAAAAAAGTTACGAAATAGTAGAGGAACAGTATCAAGTCCAGCATTGGACAAGAGGGAGATGTTAGAAGGGGAAAAAATGTCTAATCTTGTTTGATTGTCAAGGTTAATCAAATTAAAAACATAAAGCCGATAATTTGGAAGTTTGTAAGGATTGCCTTGAATTTTACCTCCAACAATTTCGCCTTGAATAGCGGATGGGAAGGGTAAAGATTTTAGGAAATCACCAATTTTATACTGGTGAAAAATTTGCCAATAAACGTTGCTATCGGATTCCTTTAATTCCCGGTTTTGAGAGCAGACACCAAAAGTATCGTTGTAGTAGAAAGCAGTAAAGCTACTGCCGTCTAGTTTTTCGGTGACATTAAAGGATTTTTGACGAAGTGATGGGTATAGTTCACTTAAATTTTGAATGCGTTCTTCGTCAGTTTTAGGGACAAAAGAGGGAAAATAGCCTAAAACATCACCACTTAGAGAAGCAGAGAGAGCGAGTTCCCATTTTTTGACACCTAATAAATTAGTGAGGTCTGTACCAAGTGTAAAGGTCTTATAATTCAAGGAAAAGTGAGATAAAGGCAAAGCTAGACCCTGACTTAATTGTTCTCTCAGCATAAGGGTTCGGATACGAAAACCTGTGTCACCAGTGTTTAAGGTTGCGAAACAAGACTTCCGCAAAAACTCAAATTCTGGAAGTTCAGGTAGAAAAGAATCAATTTCAAAAAAAACACAAAGGCTACCAATTTCAAATACACCCTTTTTGACTACGACTTTCCAACCACGGACAGTAGCCACTTCAATATTGTCAGCATCGGGAATAGGTTGAAGGTCTTTGATGACTTCTAAGGTTGCAAGTTTACGGTTCATATTTTTTTAGTGGGGTAAACTCCAAATTGATTAGTTTAATTATAGCACGGTTGACGGAAAAGTACAAGAAATCAAGCCGGAGAGATGAGGACAGGGTTCAAAATCGGGCAAAGACCAAGATGAAATAGATTTTGAGTTAGCCCATTCCCTGAGATATTTTTGAGTACGAGCGGGTTTTAGGGAAACAATAGCTCTAGGGGCATATGATTTGTTGATGAACCAAGGAAAAGCTTCAGATAGCAAATCTGAAATGTTATGTCCATCATAAAAAGAGGAACCCCAAGAGTCAGTTTCAAGATAAGAAGACCATTTGTTAAGATTAGGAGTCTTATAGAAAAAGGAAGTTTGGGAAACCTGATTCAAATGTACTTGCCAAGCGTCAATCAAAAAGGGGAGAGAATTACCCTGATTGAGATTGTGTGCAAAATGAGAAAATAAACCTTCGAGAGGGCAAGGAAGATTAAATTTTGACTGAGAAAAAGAAATAACAGAGTTGAAACATTGAAGATAAAAAAGAGAAAGTGAAGACCAAAGAGATAAAGAATGGTCAAGATAGGCAGAACGAAAGAGAGAAAGTTCAGAGTTGAAAAGTTTCCAAAAGGGGGAATAAGAGAGCAAATCAAAAGACTGAGTAACCTGATAACAAGAGTCGTATTGATTCAGAAAAAAGATAGAGTATTTAAGAGAATAGTCAAGTTGGGAGACTATTTTCTGGGATAAAGCCATTGGTTCAACCTTTAAAAAAGAGTTAGGAGAGGAATTGGGAGCCTTATCAGAAAAGGGAAGGTTTTTGAGACTGGTCAAAGTGCTACCCAAAGCGAGAAGAATAGCTTTATTAAGACCTTGAGCAGAAGTAGCGTTAGATTTGGGTGGATTGAAGAGAGGAAGAAGGGATTTTAAAAGATTGTAGATTTGGAGATGATGAGAGCAAGTATAACCAACGGGAAGGACATTGGTTAAGACAAAAAGTTCAAATTCTTTATGAACTTTAATGAAAGAGGATTTGTCGGTAATTTCCGATTGAATAGCAGAAAGGGACAAATTATCAAAATCTCGCAACATAAAAGATTTAGCTGTGACTTTTTTACCAAAGCCTCTGTGACGCATAAAAACCTCCGTACCTATCGAGATTGGACTTGTCTTTTAACCTTTTGAACTAATTCAAAGAGGTCTGGTTGTTTATAAAAAAGATGAGAAGTTAAGTCAACAAAAAAGGGATCATGAGCAGAAGCTAAGGAATAAGATTCCATAATGATAGGTAAATCTTTACGAAGTTCAAACCCTTTAGAAGACGTAAAAAAGTTTAAACTAATTTCTACCATTTTAGCAGGAGGGTAATAAAGATTTTCAGCCTCAAGACATTTCAAAATAGCTTGAGAGATACAAGTGCCGTTAACCTCTAAAAACACGGAATAGGGATGCCATTTAGGAGAGTTATTAGAGTGATAATCAGCCTCTAGAAAAGTGCGTAAGGGTTCAAATTCAGGGGAATAAAAAGCTTGATGAGCTTTTAAAAAGTGAATAAGAAAATTAACGTCAAAAACAGGAGGTGGTAAAGATGGTTTCTTTTCGACGTTGTAAGTGAAAAGAATGAGACAAAACCGCCAAAAGTAAACTAAAGCTTGAGTAGAATTAGTCATAGTTTGGATTCGGAAATTGCGTTCTAAGTCTTCGACAGTCTTATAAAGAGAACAAGGCTTAGTCTTTTTCAAAGTAGGTGCTATAGAGCGCATAAGATATTTATAAGTCTCTTCATCAATATCTGGAAATTTTTCAGGTTGAAAAACAGGAATTTCCTCAGTATAGCCCACAACAGACAAAAATTCTTGAACACAAAGGTAAATCAACCAATAAATGAGAGACTCATAAGAAACATTGTACTTATCAGCAATAAATTGCCAATGTCGATGAAGGTTAAAAGGGCAAGTTTCGTCAACCTGATAAGGTAAAGATTTGTCTTTACAAAGTTCAGCCTTAGTTTTAATTTCTAAGATTTTGATTCTGTCTTGAATACCAGAGTCAGCGTTATAGAAATCACGAAGATTGAAAGAATTGCTACTGGCAATAATTACGGTCTGGGATTGGGTGTTAACAGCACTTTCACCCTTATTTTCAGTTTTGAGAACATTGTTAGAAACAATCTGTTTAATTTTGCCAGAAGAAATAATACGACGTTGGGTTTCTTTGGTTAAGTCATCGATAAACGTAAAATGACTGCTGGCAATTTCAGCCCAACCAAAACGACCGCTAGACTCAGAAATGGTAGTAGTTTCAAAGCCTAAAGATTGAATAGCTTCAGATATAGCGTCTAAAAAGGTTGATTTGCCTAAACGAGGTTCGCCAGTAATTATACCCATATAACGGGCTTTATGTTCAACGACAATACCCTCAACGGATTTTGTACCTCCACGCCCCACAAAAATCCGCCCAATGATGAACTGAAGCATTTTAGATTCAGCAGAGGGAAAAAGGTATAAAAGGTCGTCAATAGAAATGGAATCAAAACGTGAGTCAAACCAAGACTTTTGGGGGACAACATATAAACCACCATCGCCGCCTGTAAGACTGATTAAGTTATCAGACTTTTGACGGGAATTAAACTTTTCAGCATCAAGAAACAGGGACGCAAGATTAAAAATGGCTTTTCGTTTATCACCACCTAACTCTACCATGGGTTTCCAAAAATCACCAACTGATTTACCACATTGAGAACGAATAGCACAATAAGCGTTAGACAATAAAGGTAAATCATCACCAAGGCTAATTCTTTTACGCCATTTGAAATTTTTTGGTGGGTTAACATCAGTAATTGTTTTACCATCTTTAGAAATCAGGGTGAAAGGCGTATCGACGTAAACCCTGTGTCCAACACAGTCAGGGTTAGAATGAGGAATGAAAGTATAGCCTAAAGAACTTAATACCCGAATACCCTCTACATATTTATCATAGTCACTAAGATAGTTATCCCCTAAATCTTCTGTATCTTCTACATCTTCTTCATCTTCTTCATCTTTTAAGCGATTTTGGCTATTATACTCTGGGTGGTTAAATTTGTCCACTTTGTTAGATGATGCTTTTTTTCTGGGCATGGTAACAAACTCCTTAACTAGATATGTTACCCATAGTAGGACATAGCAGTAATTTTGTCAACTTATTTAAATTTTTGATAAGCATTTGCTAAACGAACGTCATAGGGGGGTTTATGCAAATGGTAACTAGACCCATTATAGGAATAAGCAAACCCTTTCCAATCTTTATTTCTTAAAGTTTTAACTAATGAGTTTTTGATTAGAAATTGGCCAAAAGCTTTTAATTGCTCTTTAGGGCTGAACATAGCTTCATAAAAATCTTGTACGTTTTTAAATCCAACAAGTGCATGATTAAAGCCCATAATCTGAAAAGCCCCATAAGAAGCAGATTTCAAAGCGGCTGTTTCATTTAAATCTTTAGCAATATCTAATCTGGAATATTCTTTTTCAGAAGTAGATAAATTTAGACTTGGATTGTATTTTTTGCTGGAAATCTTAGGATAATCTTTATCGTATAAATTATTAGTTAGGCTACTAAATATATGAGATTCAAAGCGAATAATAGGTTTCCCATCTTTTTGTACCCAAGAACCAGAAGATTCTACGTCTATAACTGCTTTAATGGTTGCTAATTCAACGACTAAAGATTGGGATAATGCTAAAATGTCAGCTTCTGTGATTGGGCTAACATCCAATTCAGTTTCAGTATCTTTTTCGGGATTGTAACTTGTTAATTTGCTTATAAAAGTTTTACCAATTAATTTTTTATCAAAATTATTAAGGTTTAATAATTTAGCGACAGACTCAATAGCATTCTCAGTGCCTTGACCCCAAACTCCGTCAATTTTTAAATGATAAAATCCTTTTTCTTTGAGTAAAGTTTGCAATTCTGCAAGGATTTCAGAATTTGATTTTAGTTGATTAAAAGTAAGCGGCTTGCTAATTTCAGATAGCATTTAAAAACCCCAAGATATACTAATCTTGGGTTTGAGCGTTATAAGCATGAAACTATCCCTACTCGTCAATAAATTTGTCGTAGGTGTCAAATATATCTTTTAGAAGCAAGTTTAGATGGTTAACTGCGTCTAATAGAGTGGGGCGAGAAGCCAAATGATAATAGTTACAGTCTATAACTTTTTGAATGCGACGACGAGTATCGAAGATTTTTCGGGTCAATAAAATACACTCATTTTCAAGTTCTCCATCGTATTGAGAAAAATCAAAGTTATTAGGCATAGAAAAAACAAGGTGGGTAAGGGTTTAAAGGGGGAACAAAGAGGGGCAGAGACTAAATCTACCCCTAGACTAGCACTACCAGTCTAAATTAAAACCATCATCATTGGGATAGTTTTCCACAGGAATTAAAAGAGCGGCATTTACTTTCATGTTGCCATTAGCCATTTTTTTCTTGTCAACAATTCGCAGAGTACAGGGTTTGTCAGGAGAAATGGTGGGGTTTCCACGCAAGGTAGTAGCTAAAGCTTTGTTACTCATGACACGAATACCAGAGTCTAACGAAAGTATGTAAAAACCTCCATTTTCCGACTCTTTAAATTCATAACCAATTACGGTATGAACAGAATTTTCTTCCATATCACGGAGAGGAATACCAGTACCACCACCGGTAGGGGGTTCGCATAGAAAAGCACCTAAGTTGTTTTCGGTGTTTTTGAGATACTTTAAAAACGCCCGTTTAAAAGATGCTTCTTGAGCTTTCCGCTTCTCTAGGTCAGATTCAGAGTAACGAACACTGAATTTTACAGTAAGACCTTCAGGAAACTGTTCTGTTTCTGGCAAGGTAATCTCAATGTCACCGTTGTCTAAAGCAATATCGCTACCTTCTATAGCTTTAAAAGCTAATAAAGGAACAAAAAGTTTAGCTCCCATACGGACAGCGACATTCCGCCCTTTGAGCAATAAATCTTCATAAGCTTTGATGGCTTCAGGAGTTTTTGCTTTGGTTTTGTCTTCGTCTGAAACAGGGGTGCTATCAATTTCAAATAAGCTAGGATTTGCTTTAGCGTAGGCAGACTCACGAAGCTTATCGTTGGATACGAGGTAAACAGTAGGGCTGTATAAGCGTTTTAAGTTCCCGTTCTCTGCTTGTACGGTTAATACTGATTCGTTATCGGTGAAGGTCTCTCCAACGGACTCGAAAATGTATTTAAATTGGGACTTAAGAAGAGTTCCGATTGACGAGTTTGGAATGTTGATGTAGGATTTATCCCAATTTTTCGAGGAAAGAACGGATTCAAGTTTATCATAAGAGACGACAGAGTTGTAGGACATAATTAGTAGGTTTTGAGAGAGTTTGGTTGATTTTGAGGTCTGATTTTTTATTTTTGCTAGAATCAGCAAAACTAGCACCTTAGACGTGAGCGGGGTAAAGGCACTGTGTTTAAGCTAGAACCGAGTCGCTTTGTCTATATTTATATAATAGCTGGTTTTTCATAGTTGTCAACCCCTTTTTCAAATATTTTACAAAAAGTCTGGAACAAAGTCGTAGTACCCCCAGAATGGTACACGGTGTCCAGCATTGACAAACCATTGATGAGCTTTTTTCATATGCTTTACACTTGAGTTAGGTGTCCCAGCATTTGCTACTTGGACTATTTGGGTTTTAAATTTTAGGATATTGAGCAAATCGTATTGAGGTGGTGGATTTAACAGATTAATCACCTCTAGAGGGCTACCTTTTGTCAAATTGTCAGATTTATCACCTTTTTCAGCCTTAATATCCCATACTTGGGTAGGGTTAGCAATTTGGGTTTTTTCCCTTTTGAGTGTGTGAGCGATTACTCCTTCCACATTTCTAAAACGAGGTGTCCATTTATCCATGCTGACCCATTGAACAGTGGTATCCACCCATGGTTCCTTAATTGCCTCGTCTAAGGAAAAATTCGCATTGAGACAACCATCCTTGACTAACCCCATCCAATCCGAGTCAATAGTGTGAAGAAAGATTAAACGTTTAGGACTTGTGCGGACAAGTGCCGAAGCTATATCATCTGCTTCAAATCTTTCAAATTTAAGGTAATGCAAGGGGGAGTTAGGTGCGTGAATGTAGTCAATACCAGCTTGATTGACATCATACCATTCATCTGTTTTAGTGGGTCTTCCTCCTTTATATTCGGGAAATCCTCGTTCTCTTAAATAATCGTTTCTCCAATAGGGTGAACTGTCGTCGACAACCACAACAGTATGTGGAAAATAGGGTAATCCTGTATAGCCCCTGTTTAATTTTAAAGCCCATGCCGCTTTTAACCATGATTTCACAGTCTCAGGGGGGCAGTTTGCTTTGATAAATTGATATTCAGAATAAATTTGATATACAGCAACTCGAAAATCTACCACCATTAAAGGGGCATTTGAAACGTCAGACATAATTAAAGACCGGTAAAGTTATTTAATATATGTCTGAGGGAGAAAAAAAATCACCAGTTCATTGGTGATTTAACGCTAATTCAGTGGCTTAGAAGTTTGCCGTCCTCACTAAAAACGGTAGTCACTGTACAAGCTTTCAAATTGTCCTGAGTTTTGCTTAATTGTTTTTCTCAGGGAATCTCTATGCAGAAAGACAATCAATCCTAGATTAGATTGCTTAATTTCTGTTAATTTGTTCGGCAAATTATCGATTAATGCTTTTAAAGCTGTTTGTTGAAAGTTATCATGGGCTAAATCAGGAAAAATATTTTCTAGTCCATCAATTAAAATTATAATCTTCGAGTTTTTTTGTTTAAGGTATTCTTCCAGTTTATTTAGTTGATAATTTTCCTGATTATATCCTAAAACTCTCGAAAATTCTTTAACCCAAAATTTTGCCCAATCAACCTCGTTCCAATCTTGATTAGATAGTGACTGCGTTATTCTGTCTTTTAAGTCCGATAAGGAAAAATTGACAATTTTAATTGAGTGTAGGTGAGATGACTGAATAAAACTAAAGGTGTATTCCGCGACATCCGCACCAATTGAGATTACCACAGGTAGTTTATCTTGAAAATTACTAGCCATGTTTTTTAATGGCTCCCTGGGTAGAGTAGCGAATTTTGTTGATTGTCGATTTGACATAAAATAGGAAGATTACAGGCTCAAGTACACATTTAACGCTTAATAGCTAATATAGCAGATGTGGTTGAAAGATGTAACTGGTTTAATATTAATAAATCTTATACGACATATAAGAAAAACTTATAGTGTGGGTCAAAAAAAAAGCCCTCTAATTTGGTAGAGGGTCAAATAGAGGGCTTAAGTAATAAGGAGTTACTATTTTAGTATAAACGATTAGTTTAAATTTGTCAACAACTTTTTTTCTGATTAGGACACACTGGAGAAGTTAAGGCTTTTAAGGGTCTTTTGAGTTTACCTGTCTAAAAAATATTTTGTCCTGAAGGTTAATCCAAAAATAATAATTAGCATATAAAATATCAGGATGAATAAAAGGAATTTTGTAATAATCAAATAATTCAAATTGGTCATCTTTCAAACCAATAACTAAGCCGTTATAGACATCCCATTCGTAGACAGAATCAGGAGTGGCGTTAGGATTTTCAGAAGGGCGTATAGAGAGCAAATCAGTATCTTTAATCAAAATCCACTTATCAGGATTAAGAATATCTTTAGCAGAACCACCACCAAAAGCATACCCAAAAAAGGAATAATTTTTATTGTCGGAGTATTCATTCACATTAAGCCAAAAATCTTCAGAAAGATTATTCACAGCCAACATTAATGAGGCATTATAAGAGGAGTAGATTGTTAAATCGATATTGTTATTCATGTAATATCTGGTTCTTTAGGCAAAGGTTTTAATTGGTCGTCTAAATTAGGGAAGTTGTCTGTTAGAGTCGAGCCATTAAGTCCATTCATTATAGCATTCATCACCATTTTGGGGGTAGCATTAGCAGGAAGTCCCCAAATTCTAGGATTTTTTATAGCAGAGTCAAAGAATTGGCTTGGTGTGTGATTTCTAATATAGTCAGCGTTAAGTCCTTGATTGATTATGGAATTAGTCAACTTATCAATTTCTTTAATCACGTTTTTTGTGTTCTTTATTTTTTCTTGAAGATTTTTAATAGCCTCATTTTGGGAAGAATTTTGGTCTGAAGGTAACAAATCATTTATTGAAGCCGCAGACTGGGTTAAAAAAGCTAATCTTTCCTCTAATTTAGTCAAATTATTAACATAAGAAGGTCTGATTCCATTTTTGTAGTAATTATACTTAGCGGAATTAGAGATAATAGCTTTTTCTCTTGATGTGGGTATTTCCCCAAGTAGAGACATTACTGCTTTTTCAACTTGTTCATAAAGTTCAATACGACGATACAAGTATAAATTATCACGAACCTCATCATGTCTTTCAGACTCTACTTGACCTTTACCAGCTTTTAACTTTCCTGTTTTGAGTCCTTCTTCTAATTCTGTCTGAAGTTTTTTAGAGACGTTTAATTTAGAAGCTAATTCAGAAAGGTTTGATAGTTGAGATTTTTGAATATCATTATCAGGTTTTATGGTGTAATTTTCGACAGGATGTAATAAACCATATAAACTGTTGACTCTAGACTTCTCATGATAAGCAATGGGTAAATCCAGATATAACTTAGGCGAGTGGTTCATTTCAGAAATAGCTTTGTCCCAAGAAACAGTTTCTCCAGATTCAGGATTTTTAAACCCAATGATAGTGTTGTCGGTTTTGTCTACAATTAACTCCCAATTATTGCGATAATAACTTAATGGTAAATCTTTTAAAAAAACAGAACCTTTTAATTTTTGTCCTTTTTCCGAGAAATAATCTCTAGAAAAATAAGATATATTACCACTTTCATCATAGATTACGGTTAAACCTAACAAATCTTCTTCGGAAATAGCTTTAAGTGAATCTTTACTATTACTACCATAAGCTTTTTCAATGGCAAAATAAGGATTACCATTAACATCAAAAGATGCAAATTGGTTTACATGGTGGAGTTGATACCCCTGTTTAATTTTAGTAATAGGGACTTTATAAATATCATCTTTTTCCAAGTTAAAAAGAAAAAGTTGAATTTTTGCCTTATCAACATCATTACCAATCTCAAAAAGTAATTGTTCCCGTAATTGCATTAATTCTAAAATTGGTAATTTTCTTAAAAACGTATCCTTAATTTGGAGTTTATTACTAAGAACAGTTCTATCACCTACGACTTCAGCATTTCTACCAAGTTTTGTAATATACTCAATTAATAGTTTTGTTTCTGTTTCTATTTCTTTTATTATTTCTTTATCAGATTTGGGTACTTTTGCGGATTCGTTAGCAATTAAAGCATTTCGTATAAGTTCTTCTTTTTGAATGTTAATGGAGTCTATAGCTGATTTCAGGAACTGTGCTATTTGCTCTTTGTCAGCAACTTTTTCGACCTTATATGTACCAGCTTCTTTTGCGGCTTTAAAGTCTTTTCGCTTTGAATTTGCAGAATCATAGATAGATTTAATATCTTTAAATAGTTCATTAACTTTATATTCTGGAACAGTGCTTAATTTTGCAGAAGTCGTAGAACTTAAAAAAGAAGCAACTAACCTACTTTCAAAAAATTCTTTGTTTAATGCGTCAACGTCGTTTTGTTTAACTAAAGCCGCTCTAATATCTTTTAAAGAATTGTAAACTTGTCCGTCAGCAAAAAGTTCAGGAGCCTTAAAATTCAGAAATCTTCGATATTCATCTAAGAGTTTTTTTCTATTTTCAGCAGTAAGCAGACTAATATTATAAGTCAATAAAATTTGTTTTGCTGAAAATTCTCCAAAAGCATCTCTAAATTCTTTAAGGTTGTTTTGCATAACAGAAAAGTTTCGATCACCCGATTTTTGCATAATACCGGCTGGTTTTATTTTACCTCTAGAATCTTTAGGTAAAGCTGTACCTTTGGAACTTAGGGGTTTACTTTTTTGAGTAACTATTTCTTCAATTTTTTCTAAAAGAGGCTTAATCTTTTTAGCAAAAGATATGCGAATCAATTTTGAGTTAGGTTGATTTTTTTTTGCACTTTTGGAATCCTGATTTATAAGATTAGATTGAGACTCCTGATTTTGATTTTTAAGTTGAGATTTTTTATCATTAGCTATCTTTTCCTTTCTTTGTTGACGATTAAATTTACCATAAGCTTTACTTACGGCTCCCTCAAATGTAAATTTCCCACTAGCATCTCTTTTAACATCAGATTCTTTAAAGATTCTGTATATGCTAAACTTACCAAAAGCTTTTGTACGATAAGCAATTGACCCTTTAATTTTGGCTTTGGTATTTATTTTTAAGCCTTTAGCCTTTCTATTTCGCCTCATAACCAACTCCTTCTAAAACTTCTTCTGGCGTAGCGTCAATTAATTTACCTATTTCTTCGGCTAATATCATAATTATTGGTTTTGCTTCGTCAGGTGAAATATCTTCATTAAAATTAACAGAAGCAAGAATATCTTCAGTTTTATCATTAGAAAGAGTAGCTAAAGCATTAGCTAGATTTACCACAGTTTCAACTGGGTCAGCAGTTTCTTCAGAATCAGTTTCAACAGGGTCTACAGTTTCTTCAGAATCAGTTGTGGGTGAGTTTTTACCTTCAGGGTTTTGAATAGCTTGCATTTCAAGCATTTGTTCTTTAATTCTGTCCCATTCTACCGAGGGGTCAAAGCCTAATAATTCTTGAGCAGTAGAAACAGAAACGATTTGGTTTAAGACTAAAGACGTAAGTTCTTCTAAACCAAGTTCAGGATGGTCGACTTCTGAGAAGTCTTGTAACGTTTCGTTATGAATAATTTCTTGTTCAAGAATTGAAGCGTTAGGGGTTAAAGCTCGTTGTAGGTCTTGAACCACTAGGCGCATAGCAGTATTGGAAATAGGAGTATCTAAAGCCTCTAAAAGGGAAATTCTATTTACTTTTGTGTCAACAGTATCTAAAACAAATTCATTAAGACCAGAAACTGAAATTTGAGAAATTTCCTCTTTACTAAAACCCTGAGTTAAAGCAACTAACTTATAACATTCTTCAAGAAAAAACAATAATTGTTCACCGTAAGCGGCAAGAGCTTGTTCTTGACTAATAAAGTCCATACTTTTAGCTACGCCAGATTCTTGCATTGGCCTATCATCACCAGCAGAAATACCATTAGAAAAAATTAAATCTTTAATTCTACTTTCTAGTTTTCCTAGATAGCCAGCAATGGTATTAATAGCAGTACCAGTAGTTTCATTAAAAGTAAATCCTTGTCCAATTAATACTCGATGGTTTCCTGTTTGACCTCTGGCTTCTTCCAAGTCAACCATTTTATCTGCGGATTCTGACATAGGAGTAAATAATCTTTGAATTTGACCAGCAACATTTGCGGTATATGTCAAATTATTATGAACCCTAATATGTTCCAAAACTAAAAATATAGCTTCTTTAGTGACCCAAAGATTTTCAGGAATTTGAATTTTTACAACGGGAATAGTGCCTCTTTCATGAGCAACTTGTTTAAATAAAGGAATCATATAAGAACTTGAATTAAACTCCGATTGAACATCGGGTTCAAGTTTTCCATTACTATAAATCATTGGGCAACGATAGTTAGTAATAAAAGTATCATCGATAAATGTCCATTTCAGAAAATATTGCGTTTCACCTACAGGGCTATAATTGGTTTCTAATTCTCTAATTTTTATCCATTTTAGCTTTCCATCAAGTTCTTGATAGTGAATAACAGAACGAGGGTCATACAACGCAATATAAGGCATTAAACCTAATTCTTCTTCTTCTTTTTTATTAGTAGGTAAAATGTCTGAATAATCTTTTTCTATTACTGCGTATACTTTTTCATATTTTAAAAGTTTAAAGAAAACATCTTTAATAAAAGCTTTTTCTTTTTGATGATTACCGTTAACAGATTCTCTAAATTTAGACCAAAATTCTTTGTGTTTAGGGCTTTCTGAAAAACCATTAATAGTATGATTAGATGCTGTCATCCTATTCAACAATTGAGCTAAACATTGCCCTAAAATAGGAACATAAGTGAAGAGTCTTTTACGGTATTTGTAAATTTCAGCATCTTCATCGGGTTTTTTAATTAAATATTTTTCTAAATTATCTTTTAATCTTTGCCCGCCGCCTAACAAGTCGTCAGTCATATTAAAAAGTTCCTGATTTTGTTCAACTTCAGGATGGACAGATTCTAAAATTTCAAATGCTACTTTTTTTGGATAATCCATTTAAAAACCCAACGCTACTAGAGTGTTGGGCGATTTAGGCTCAAATTAAGCCCGCAAATAAAGAGTTAGACTTTAACTTTGTCATAAGTCTTTTCAAAGATGTCAGGCTTGCACGGATAGAACTCGCCGTTCACCCCCTTGATAATCCAATCGCCAAATGAAACACACATTTCTCCTTCAAGTGTAGGAATTATCAGATTGTCCTTATTATCAACAGGTTCTCTCGCAATAGGACAGAATGTCAAACATTCTGCAACGTTGCCTATAAACTGAACTGCTTCAATAACAAGGGGTTTTTTCCTAAACTTCATTTTTATCTCCAACTTTTATTTTTTCAACTTGAATGAAACTTTTATAACGCTACTAGAGTGTTGGGCGTACCCACTTTGATTAAATTAAGCCCGCAAATAAAGAGTTAGACTTTGTAACGGGTCTTTCTGGTGTAGTAATGACAGAACCCTCTGGGATAATGTTTTCGATGTTTTTATGTTCTAAAGTTGCTAACACATATCTTAAAGCATCGCAATTACTGACTAATACTGCGTTTGAGCCAATTTTGATGTAGTAATTGTGTGACTCCTCGACTTCTATGTTATATACTCGGTTTATTGAATATTTACCTACACATTCTAGGGCTGGGTTTGACCCTAGAGTATCTGTTAATTTAGAAATTCCAATAAGTGACTCCCATTGAGATTGGTCAAGATGGTTTAAATGGTTCATAACACTAAGGTTCTCGGCACTTATCAAACCATTATTCGTGTAAAAGGGGTGGTCTGGAGTACAGCGCACAATCACCGAAGAATTGTAATCTTTAACTTCTATCGTTTCTGCCAATCGGGAACCAGTGAAAGTAATATTTTTTAATCCATTAGAAGACCACACTTTGTCTTTAACTTTCAGGCTTTCTATATTTTGCCATCCAGTTTCTGTTAAAACCTGTGTGCCAGCCACAAAACAAAGATGGTCTTGTTGAGATTCAGCGACTTCTTCTTTAATAAATCCTTCTTTGGATGTCCGATGATATGCTCCCATATCTTCATAAACCCTTCTGCAAGATTCGGCTATCATTAAGCGTTTTTGATAAAGTAAAGTGTTTACAATACCGTTACCTTCACTAACACGGTTATAACCCCCCATAAGTTTAGGAATCCCCGACTTTCTCATAGTTAAAATTCGGCCAGGTTGTGAAGGGTCAGCAAATGAACGGCTCACATTGTGTTCACTCACAAACTGAAGAGCTTTGTCGTTGTGAACTCGTTGTTCAATGGCAGTATTAGGGTTAGGATTTTCCCAGAAATCAATAATAAAGTAAGTGTTACCCATTTTACCCACCACAACTAAAGCAGGATTGACATCCCCCCAGTCAACACCTAAATATACTTGTTCAAAGTAAGTAGGTAAATTCTCATCAGAAATAATATTGTCAGTAGATAAGGCAGAAAAAATTTGACCATCAAAATTTTCCCAAGAAGCCAAACATTCTTGTCTAAATACTTTTTCTGGTAAAGATTCTTTTATACGTTCAATTTCTTCACGAGGAATAAAGGGGTTGTCATAAATTGTACGATGGAAAGCACCCCAATCTTTGTATTTATCCCCATTTTCGTACAAACTGTGAAAAAAAGTTCCATAACCTTTAGGTGTATTATGACTAATAAACCCGTTACTCCAGAAAGAATTTGTGTCAGGTACTGTAAAATCGTAAGTCTGATTTTCAGAGTCACTAATTGATTCTATAGTGTCCCAAAAATAGTCATTAGAATTAAACGGTTCATCGGGAGGGTTTAACTTTTGTACTCCTAGGCTACTTGTTTTTTTGTTATCAGACCCAAAACCAATTAATTCACAATAAGTATCAAAATGGGAACCAGTTAGTTCTAATTGTGCCATTTCTGGGTCATGTGGTAATAAAAATACTTTTGCAATTACTCCTAAGTTAGAAAGTAACAATTGAAATTGTTGAGCTAATGTTTTATTACAAGTGAAATGAATAATTTTTGCTACTCTGTTACCTGTAGTACCAATCGAACCAGCAATGTCCATAAACCCTTGAATAAAAGAGATAGCCCAAGATTTACGCCCTTGAAACAACCATAATGGTAAGGTTCTTCTTCTCCGACTCACAGTAGACATCCCTATATGCTTTAGTAACTCTACTAAATCGTTATCTACATACGACCAAACATTTCCTACATCTTGTTTAAACATAGCCCCTAAAATCTTACCACTTTCTAGAAACTCTCTCATTTGTTGAGTAGTAGTTTTTACGGAAATGTAATACTTACCATTTTGTTTTTTGTGGGTTCCTTGAGAAAACCATAGACCAAGAAAATAGGCAAAATCTTTGGTCATACCTTGATTAGGTTGTAGCCAACCTTTTGTTTTAGGAACATATTGTCTTTTGATTTTGAAACCATCTATAGGGTCTTTAGTACCCCAAATGTCCATACCATGTGCTATCGCCACTGTGTCTCCCTCTTTCAGTTCTTCCATTTTTTTCCAGCCATTTTTTGTCAAAATAGGATGGTTTAAAGAAGCTTCTAAAGTGAATCCAAAAGAAGATGTGATGATTTTGGTCTCGGTATATCCATTATTAAAAAAAGAATCTGCTTTATGAAATTCATTATTGAGTCCATAAAGTTCAACATCTTTTAGCGGTTGATACTCTTTTGCACAACTATCCTGATTAAATTCAACAATTTCTGTCATGCCTTGTCTAGGTAAGACAAAGGTGTTAGGAGCCACACAACCTGTCAATAAAGCACATGACCCTTTTGTATCAATTAACGCTGGCATAATAACTTCCGTCCATGCTATAGGTTTAATGTCTTGCATTTCATCAAGACCTGCGAAATAAATTTTTAACCCCCTACAATTGTCCCCATTGTCCTCATTTAAACCCCTTAAAATTATATCTGGTTTGTTTCCTTTAAATGAAATTCTACATTCAGATTTATAAATTCTCTCTATACCTGGATGCCCCTCTAATAATTTTACTAAAGGATTCCAATGAATTTGTTTGGCTTGTTTTAAAGATGGCATTCCTAATAAAACTACAGGCGGTGATGCTTTATCATACGCCCCTTTATAATTGAGTGCCTTATGAATAATCATTGTCAACATAAGTCTCGATTTACCGTATCTTCGGGAACTGACTAATACTTTAAATCTTTTAGGACTAACAAATACTGTTTGTTGACCCGGGTGCAAATATAACTTTAATGTTTTATCCTTTTTTAACATCCAAAACCCTATTCAAAGTTTGTCGAAACTCTCATCAAAAAAAATGGGCGAAACTTTCCTTAACGGTAGTTTCAACACAGATTTGCAAAACCCCCTTGACAAGTAGGACGGCTTTAAGTTATAATTTGTTAATAGTCGCCATAGGGTGTAAAAATTATGCGTCAAATTATTTCAGATGAGTTTGTTAATGCACTAACTTCTTACTGGGAGTTCACAAGTACCACCGTCGTATATCCTCCAGAAAAATCACTGGAATACGTTACTCTCGGTTTGATTAGTGAAATCAAAGAATTTGCTAACAACTTTTGTGCCTTGCTTTGTGGTCATCAAGACGGTGTGCTAGAGGTCGAAGAAAGTGTGTTAGATATAGAACGAACCAAGTTGCTTTTAGAACTAGGTGATATACTTTACTATGTGACTCGTTTGTGTATTCACCTCGGTTATCGCTCTGTCAAAAGTTTTCTAGTTAATGCTCAAAATTATCAAGAGTCGGAAGGTTTTAAATGTCTTGAAGAATCTGATTTTTTCACGACTTACCTGGCTCTTAATTTTGCGTCGGGAGAATTAGCTGGGCTTATCAAAAAATATGTTCGTGGTGACTCCAATTATCTAGACTTGGCTATTTTACAGGTTTTTTGTGAATCCTACCTAATCATTATGTTCTTGACAATAGACGAACTAGCCTATGACTTGGATTGTGATTTGAAAACTGTCATGGACTATAATACTGATAAGTTGACAAAACGGAAAAATGCGGGTACTATTAGAGGAGACGGGGATTTCCGTTAAGGTTTGTCATTATTAAGCTCAGAGAACTGTTGCCAAAAAAAGTTGGCAACCTTTTTTTTTGATTAAGCCGCCAAAGCAGTTAATACATGAGGAATTATAGGATGTCTAACACAGGAACCTTTAGGAAACCAAACAATCCCTACATCTGGAGTATCAATTAATCTATGTGCCGCAACATGAAAAAAGCCTCCACAATGAAGACTACTTTGGGATGGGTCTCCAATAATAACAAGTTTTGACCCGTGTGATATTCTCGTGATTACACAATTAAAAAGTCTTTGAGTCGCATCTTCTGCTTCATCAAAAATAATAAATGTGTTAGATAATGATGCCCCTTTAAGTTTTCCGATATGTGAAATTTCTAATCTGGTTTTAAACTTTCTAAGCTCATCAGGGGAACAAATTTCAGATAAATTAGTCCAAAGAGGAAGTCCTAAAAAATCAATTTTTTCTTCGTATTCACCAGGTAAAGCCCCAATATCTTGTTCATCTGGTTCATTAACAAATGGTCTGACATAAAGAATAGAATCAATAGGCGATTCAGGATTATTTATAGCTAAAATAGCCGCATACATGGCTAATAACGTTTTTCCTGTCCCTGCTTCACCAATTCCTAAAGTGATGGTATTTTCTCGAATGGATTGTAAGAATTTTGCTTGCGAGTGGTTCTTGGGTTTAAGACCTTTTGCAATGTTGACCATTTGGTAGGTTTTAAATAAGGGATTAATCTTGAAATGGGCGAGGAGTGTTTCAGTTCAAAACATCGTCTTCATCATTAGAAGCAAGGTTAGTAGTCGGTAAAAATTGGGGGTAAACATCAACTTCTAAAAAGACTTCTTCTTCCCGTTCTGTCAGAGAATCAACTTTTTCAAGAATCATTCCTAATTGTTTATGTGCTTCTAATGAGGCATTGAGGTTTTTAGCTGTCAAAGTAACAATATCACCTCTGTTAGTGGCTTTTTGTTCTTCATATCCTTCTTTACCCATTATCATTATCTCGGTTAAAAATTTGACTCTAGAGTGTAACGTTGAAAATTTTAGTTCCCCTAAAAGTATCCCCAATTTTACAGATTCCGCTCCTCCAAATTTATGTTTAAAAAGACGGTCTGGCTCTAATTCTAAAACATTTAAAACAAGTTTTTCGTCTATAGTAACGCAATCAAGATTTTTATTAACTCGTCTGGCTATTTCAGCATCTGAATATTGAGGATAACAACCCCTATAATAACAAATAGCCTCTTTTATTAACTCAGGAACTTCTTCAGGATTTGTTAATTTAATTAGTTTAGACATTCCATTTTTAGTTACTTAATTTGGCTATTTGTTTTCAAGGTTAAATCGCAGTCATCAAATCAGAAGTCCAAGATTTTCCTGTGAACTTTTTAGGTACTTTCGTTTTACGACGAGGGAATCCAGCTTTATCCACTAAATTACGTTGCATTTGTTCTTTAGATTCTGCATCACCCCATCCAGCACCTAAAGCTACAGCATCGGTCAAATCAAGCACTAATCTAGCACGATGTTTATAGTGTCCTGATATGATTTCTAGAACTTCCCAATGGCGCATTTTTAAAAGTTCTAATCTAGAAATACCAAAACTATAAAATATTGGTAGACAATCGATAAGAGTGTTAACATATCTCACTACTCTTGCTCGATTCTCCCATCCAAAGGGACTTCTAAATCTTCCTCAGCACTTTGTTTTTTGATGACTGGTTCGTCAGTTTGTTTTGCTTCTAAAAGTTGCTGACAATGATTGTATAATGACATCACTGTTTTACTTCTTTTTCGTTTAAATGTCCCAGCCGGTACTCCTAATAATGCTTCAACCATTCGACGGGCAGGTTTATACATTAAAGCTTCTAATTTAGCTTTTTTTACTGAATCTGAAGCACCTACACTTTTTTCAAGTGTTAGTTCTCCATCTTCATTTTCAACACCGTAAACACTAAGCAAAACATCCATAGCTTCTGCTCTAGCTTGAAAATATTCAATATATTCGGCTTCAGATAAATCTTCAGGGGCTGTGATTTTATATTCCGTCCCATCTAGCATTAAAGTACCTAATGGTTCCCCTTCATCTAAAAATTGGGCAATTATAGAAGTCTTAGGCAAAGTTTCGGGCATAATTAAATCAATTCTTTAAGTGGAAAGTCAATCATATTTTGAGCGAAAACCCTGAAAGACTTTGGAATCTCTAATTTGAACTACTTTGCGAACAATCAAAAATTTATTGTACTACTTAGCCCAAAATCAATAAAACCCAATCATATCAAGGGTTTCAACATTTTTGACTTAAAAAAACACCATTTTAAAATCAATAAAACCCAGTCATTGTATGGTTTTGACCCGTTTGTACTATGTAGTGGGGGGGATAACTTTATTTTTTTTATCTTCCACCTCTTTAATCATCGCATTAAAAAACTTTCATGCTTTTTTTGCTTTCCCACCCTTACCCTGCACCCCAAAAATATTTTTCCACTACCACTTGACATTTTGTTTATTCCCATGCTATGCTATACACATAGCGAAAAATAGAGTGGGGGATAGGATACTAGAGTGCTTTAATTCTAGGGTATTCACAAATCAACCTATCAAAAATTAAATATATTTTTTATATATTTAGCCCACATTCACCCATTTACCCATTTTTACCCCTCAGACCATTACAAATTGGTTTATTGGTAAAAGTATCATGACCCACTCTGAAGTGCGGGAAAAGGCTGATAAACGAAAAAGTCTAACCCCCCCCCCTATCAAAGCAAAAAACAGTTTTGAATCGTTGAGGCTTCCAAATGCTTCAATCTGCTCAATCTAGATGGTATATGTTTTTTAGTGCCTAAACTGCGATGATTAAAAGGGCAAAAGATAAAAAAAAAAAAATAAAGTTACCCCCCCCCTACTACATAGTACAAACGGGTCTAAGCCATACTATGACTGAGTTTTATTGATTTTAAAATGGTGTTTTTTTAAGTAAAAAATGTTGAAACCCTTGATATGATTGGGTTTTATTGATTTTGGGCTAAGTAGTACAATTTTTGAGTATTGTCCTTTTGGGAATTTTTTGTTATGCTGGGAACAGCTTTAGACCTGCCTTTGTTAACATTCATTAACATTTACGGTAGTTTACTACCACGGTTAAAGTCTAAAAGATTTTTCTCAAACCCCTTGACATTCTAACTACCATTTGTTATACTTTAATTATTGCAACCCATTTAATGCCCTGCTATTAGGATTTAAAACTGAAATCAACCCTAATAAAACCCAACTAACTCTCCTAGCCCAAAATGCTGGAGTAGCTAGACACGCATGGAATTGGGGGTTAGCTCTCACTAAACAGATTCTTAACCATAATAAAATCAATCCAGATGAGAAAATTAAATTCCCTTCAGCTATTGATTTACATAAATGGTTAGTTGCTATCGTTAAAAGAGATAATCCTTGGTACTACGAAAGCAGTAAATGTAGTCCGCAATATGCTCTTCGAGCC